AACATACTTTGCTAACAAGTGGGATTTATAATACTTAATAAATACTCCTATAACAGGAGCATAATATGTATGAGTATAGAGCAACAGTAATAAAAGTTGTAGATGGTGACACAGTTGATGTAGATATCGACTTAGGATTTGGCATAGTGCTATCAGATGAGCGTGTTCGTATAATGGGCATAGACACACCAGAATCAAGAACAAGAGACAAAGAAGAAAAAAAGTTTGGGCTTGCCGCCAAAGCAAGAGTAAAACAACTACTAGGGAAAACCTGCGTTCTCAAAACACAAATAAACAAAAACGGCGAAGATATGAAAGGCAAGTTTGGACGTATCTTAGGCGACTTTAGTGTGTACGACGGTGCTACAGATACATGGCGTATGCTTACTGAAATTCTTGTAAGCGAAGGACACGCAGTACCTTATCATGGACAGAACAAAGAAGACGTACAAAAAGCACACCTAGCCAATCGAGTTAAGTTGCTTGAAGATGGCGTAGTAACATGATTACAGGCATAAATTTTGGCGGACTTGAAAAACCAAAACCAAAGCCAACACCCAAGGTTGCTCCTTTACCAGCTGAGTATCTACAACCAAAATCAAATAACAAAATAAAAAACCGTTCTCCAAAGTCCATATAAGTAATGGTATGGAACAAGAGAAAAAGTATTGTGCAGCCCCATGGCGTAGTCTGCATTTAAATTTTGAAGGACAAATAAAAACCTGTTGTGCCGCTAATCCAAACATGCTAGGAAAGCATGATGATGGATCAATTGAATCAATTTTACAAAGCGATACTCTTAAAGAAATAAAAAAGTCAATACGTAACGGAGTATTGCACGAAAAATACTGCGACGGTTGTATACGCCGAGAAAACATTACAGGCGAAAGCGAAAGACATTGGCACAACAATGTAAGCGAAGATTTTGATGTTGCAAATGCCAGTCTTGATGAACACAAACCCGCATTGATTGATGTACGCTGGAATAATACTTGCAATTTAGCATGTACCTATTGTAGTTCAGTTTTTAGTACTAAATGGGCAAGTATAATCGGACAAGGTAATAGTCATACAATCAACAAGCAAGAGCAACAAGTAATTGATTATATCAGCAAACACAAAGATTTTGTAAGAGAAGTCGCAATGGTAGGCGGTGAACCGTTAATGATGAAGGAAAATGATAGACTTTTAGATATCTTGCCTTCAGACGTCCAAGTGACACTAATAACAAATTGCACTGTAGATTTTGATCGATTTCCAGTACCAAAAAAGTTACTTGCAAGAGATAATGTCAGTTGGAGTATGAGTTTCGATAACATCGGAGAAAGATTTGAATACGTCAGGTGGGGTAGTTCTTGGAAACAAATGGACAAAAATATTACCACTGTTGCAAACAAAATAAAAAACTCTTCACATGGCGGAGGAATACATGCAGTTTATAATATATACAACTGCACAAAAGTTTGCGAACTAAAAGAATATGCACTTAAACATAACTTATCTATTACTTGGCAGGTTGTATGGGGCGATCACCTTGACCCTAGTCAACACAACGACCAAATAAGACAATTGGCAATTGACGAAATACATAGATACCGAAAACTACATGTTGGATCAAACAGACCTTCTACAAATCGTGAATTGGACTTTTTATCTGGAATCGAACAACAACTTATAAAAGGTAATACAGGTGAAGCTACTTCTCATGGTATAAAAGAACTTTTGCCGCCAGATAATCTTACACGCAGTAAAGAATTTATTGAATTTACAGAAAAATTAGAAACAGAATGGCATCCTGATCAAAAAGGACAGTTTGAAAAACTGTGGCCTGAGATTGCCCGAGCACTATAAGTACTAGTATGGTAGCAAGACAAGAAGATGGGGTATTAGTAAAAACTCCTTATAAAAAACAAGAATTCACTGAACAACAACTAGACGAGTTTATGCGTTGTGCTGATCCAGAAACTGGCCCAGAGTACTTTATGCGTAACTTTTTCTTTATTCAACATCCTGTACAAGGAAAGTTGCAGTACGATCCCTGGGAGTTTCAAGAACGTTTAATAAGCACATATCACAACTATAGATTCAGCATATCAATGATGCCTAGACAAACTGGTAAAAGCACAAGTGCGGCTGGATATCTCTTATGGTATGCAATGTTCAAACCTGATAGTACAATATTGGTTGCGGCACACAAATATGCAGGTGCCCAAGAAATCATGCAACGTGTAAGATACAGCTATGAAGCATGTCCTGATCATATACGTGCAGGTGTAACCAGTTATAACAAGGGCTCAATAGAATTTGATAATGGAAGTAGAATAGTAGCACAAACCACAACTGAAAACACAGGACGAGGTATGAGTATAACCTTGTTATATTGCGATGAGTTTGCATTTGTAAGACCAACTATCGCCAGAGAATTTTGGACTAGTATATCGCCTACATTGTCAACAGGTGGTGGTGCGATTATTACCAGTACTCCAAACAGTGATGAGGATCAATTTGCATTTATATGGAAAGGTGCTAATAAAACTGAAGACGAATTTGGAAATACTAAAGAACTTGGCATCAATGGTTTTAAGGCATATAGAGCATACTGGCGAGAGCATCCTGACAGAGACGAAGATTGGGCAACTGAACAACGTAACATACTTGGGATTGAACGTTTTCGACGAGAGATGGACTGTGAATTTATTATATCAGACGAAACACTTATATCTCCGACAAAATTAATTGATCTGGAAGGTTTACTTGAACCATTATACAAAACTGGACAGGTACGTTGGTATAAACGTCCGCAGAAAGGTAAAATATATGTAGTTGCACTAGATCCTAGTCTTGGTACAGGCGGAGACCCTAGTGCTATACAAGTTTACGAAGCAAACTCAACTACACAAGTTGCAGAATGGAGACACAACAGAACGCCAATCACAGAACAAATTAGAATTATGGTTGAAATAGTCAAAGAAATAAATTCTACTGTGCAAGAGCCACAAAGCGTTTATTATAGTGTTGAAAACAATACAATAGGCGAGGCCGCTTTGTTGTGCATCGAACAGTACGGAGAACAAAACATTGAAGGATACTTTCTCAGCGACAGCAGTGTAGTAAGTGCAAGCGGAAGAAGATATCGTAAAGGTTTTAATACCACAAACAAAAGTAAAATTGCAGCCTGTGCCAAGTTAAAAACACTGGTTGAAACAAACAAGATGACAATAAGCTCTCCTAGTTTGATTGGAGAATTGAAGAACTTTGTTGCTCACGGTACAAGTTATGCTGGCAAGCCTGGCGAGACTGATGATTTAGTGATGAGTACGCTTCTGGCGATTCGTATGCTCCAGGTTCTTACAAGTTATCACAAAGAACTTGATTCACACCTTACAGATTTTAGCGAGGAAACATTAGAACCTATGCCGTTTGTGGCAATGTTTTAATAAATACGTACATGGCACAAGAAAACACAGCATCACAACAAATTTATGATTTGTTAGTTACTAGAGACTTAGATCCTAAGAGCTTGGATTCAATGGGTAAACCTACAGTAAATCCGAGAGAAGCGGATTTGTTTAGTTTCAATTTTTCTGTTAACGGAAATGAATACGGAACAGTTGTAGTATTAATAAATGGAGACAATGACTTAGAAGTCTACTATGGTGACAACTTAGGCAAAGGTATGGATCCTGGCGATAAAGGTGACTGGTATGATTTTCTTGCAATGCTTAGACAAACTGCAAAACGCAACCTGCTTACATTCAGTTTGAACAACATGAACAAACTGAAGTATCAAATGGCCAGCATGGCAGACATAAGCGAAAGCCTTATTATGGAAGCATGGAAAGCTCAAGGTAAAAGCAAGAGCTATAGCAACCAGCCAGGCAAAGCAAAAGTAGTGATACAACATTCACGAGCTATTGGTGAAGGTGAGCAACGCTTCAGAAACATTGCGGCACTATTTGTTGAAAATGCACAAGGTGAAAGATTTCGCATGCCTTTTGAAAGTATTGCTGGTGCTAAAGCAATGGCACGTCACGTAAGCGAAGGCGGTACACCATATGATGCATTTGGACAGTACATTAGCGAAACCATAAATGAAATAAAAACACTAGGAAAGTTTGTAAGAGCAAGTCGCAGTAATGCATTTGCACAAAACGAACAAGCATTGGGCATAGTAGAAGATGCAGTAAAGCATTATGCAGATCTAAAACGCAAAGCCAAGAAGATGATTGGCAAACGTGGATACAAAGAAATATTTGCCACATATGATCCAGCAGTAGCAACAGAATTAGACGAAACAATCGAAAGTGTAAGAGAAGTATTTGTAAACAGTGCAGTTGATAGCCGTATCGAAGAAGCATTGCCTATACTAGCAAAAATAAAGGAAAGCACAATGAAAGAAGCAAACCAATTTGAAAACTGGACCGACCAAATAATGGAAGGTACATGGGCATTGCCAGAAACTGCAGAAGACATGGCAAGGCTACAAGAGCTTATGTCAAAGCCTCTACCATGTGGACCTGATGGCGAGTATGCTTCAGAACAACTTTATGACTTGATTGGCGATGACAGTTTGTTTGATGACATTGGTGAACTAGCAGACAAAGATCCAGATGCAGATTGTAGAGAATTAGTAAAGGCACGTGCTCAGGAACTTGGTGTTGACATAGATGTTAACGTAAGTGAATCACCTACACAAGAAGAACCAGCAAGTGGATATGAACAAGGACAGGCCAATGCAGCCGCAGGCAAGCAACGCAGTTTAGAAATGGGCATGGGCGGACAAGATGTAGTGAAAACTGCTGGTGGTTCAGACATTGAAGAAGGCTACAGCGATAAAATTATTTTCAAAGGCAAAGAAATAGACCAAGACACTATCGAATATGATATGCAGGACTTTGATGATTTAATTTTTGTTCTTGAAGATGGCATAAAGTATACCGACGGTACACCAGTTGCTGAAGAAGACTATGATGCACTACATGAAGAATATGATCTGGCTGAATGGGTACGGATTGACTATATGGATAGAGTTGCACCTCAATATGAGGGCATGGACAGTTTTGTCAATCCAAACGACCAAGATGGAACTGACAACGAAAAACCAGTTGACATGATGGCCCAGGACGATTTGGATTCCGAAGACATGACTGAAGACGATACCGACTACATGAGTGCAGATGAACTTAAAAGAGAATTGATTAGCGACCTTAATCACTTATACGACCAAGCGTCTACAAATGACTTTACCGACAATGATCATATCTTAGATGAAATGGGCGACTACTTTAAGGACATGCATGCAAATGCCGACGATGTAACATTAGACGTGTATAAAATGGCCAGAGATTTAGTCGACGCAGAACCAGCTGAGGTTATACAATTCGCCGAAAAAGGAATCAAAGCATTAGGTGGTATAATAGAAGATGCTCAAATGTCAGATATGCGTAGGCTTAGTGGACAGGTTGTTGAAAAGAAGCATGTGACGACAGAAATACAAGATATCGACACTGGCAAAGAAGCACTCAAAGCAGAACGTGATCCAATGCTTGAAAGAATTCTTTACCTCGCAAAAGGTTAACAAACTCAACCAAAATCTTTGACTATTCCTGTGCATGTGCTATTATTAGTCATGTTTAACTTTTTCACAGATAAAAACTCACCTTTAGATATTACTGTGCTAAATAAAAGTGCAAGTAATGTAGTTGCATTATTTGTTGACAAACATAAACAGGCAAATGATAGAGTAGTAGTTGCTACTCGTAGGCAATAGGAGAAGAAAATGGCTTCATTAGCAGAAATAAGAGCTCGCCTTGCAGCGGCAGATAACAAGCAAGGCAACCAAACAAGCGGCGGCGATAACGCAATTTACCCACATTGGAATATGAACGAAGGCGATAGTGCAACTCTACGTTTCCTTCCTGATGCAGACAATTCCAACACGTTCTTTTGGATTGAACGTGCAATGATCAAACTCCCATTCAATGGAATTAAAGGACAGATGGACAGTAAGAGTGTTCAAGTACAGGTTCCTTGTGTTGAAATGTGGGGCGATACTTGTCCAATCCTAACAGAAGTACGTCCTTGGTTTAAAGATAAATCACTAGAAGACATGGGTCGTAAGTACTGGAAGAAACGTAGTTATATTATGCAAGGATTTGTAAGAGAAAATCCTATAGCAGATGACAAGTCAGATAAGTCTATCAGACGTTTCATAATTGGACCACAGATATTCCAAATTATTAAAAGTGCATTGATGGATCCTGAATTAGAGGAACTACCTACAGATTATGCAAGAGGTTTAGACTTTAGAGTAAGCAAAACTTCTAAAGGTGGTTATGCTGACTATAGCACAAGTAAATGGGCAAGGAAAGAAACTGCATTAACTGAAGCAGAAGCCACTGCTATTGACTCACAAGGTTTATATAATTTAGGTGACTTCCTACCTAAACGTCCAGGTGAAGAAGAACTAAAAGTGATGAAAGAAATGTTTGAAGCATCAGTAGATGGCCAGGCATATGATATTGATCGTTGGGGGTCATACTTTCGTCCAGCAGGTATGCAAAAGCCTGAAGGATCAGCAACAGCTCCAGCAATGGCGGCGGCTGCATCAGCAACAGTACAACCTGTAGAGGTTAGTGCACCAGCACCAACCCCGGTAGCAGAAACAGTGGCTCCTGCTCCGGTTGCTACACCTGAAGAGATGGGTGCAACTCCAACTGCACCAGTCCAAACACCAGCTTCCCCTTCTGGTAGTGGACAGAAAGCCGAAGATATACTTGCTATGATTCGTAGCAGACAGTCTTCATCTTAACGGCAAAGGAGGGCAAGGTTTTTTCCTTTCTCCTTGCCCTCATTCTTTTTCATGTTACAATAAGTAAAATTTTAGATAGGAGAAGACATTGGGTAAACCATTTGATGTAAGCAAGTTTCGTAAGGATATTACAAAAAGCATTGACGGATTGTCTATTGGCTTTAACGATCCAACAGACTGGATTAGCACAGGCAACTATGCACTTAACTACTTGATAAGTGGCGATTTCCACAAAGGTGTTCCACTAGGAAAAGTTACAGTATTTGCAGGAGAGTCTGGTGCAGGTAAAAGTTATTTTGCAAGTGGAAATATTGTAAAAGCAGCACAAGTACAGGGAATATTTGTTGTGTTGATTGATAGTGAGAATGCACTTGATGAATCGTGGTTACATGCACTTGGCGTAGATACAGATGAAAGCAAGTTATTAAAACTTAGCATGAGCATGATCGATGATGTAGCAAAAACAATTAGTACATTTATGAAAGACTATAAGGCATTACCTGATGGAGAACGTCCTAAGGTATTGTTTGTTATTGACAGTTTAGGTATGTTGCTAACACCAACAGACATCAATCAGTTTGATTCGGGAGATTTAAAAGGTGACTTGGGTAGAAAACCAAAAGCACTAACTGCACTTGTACGTAATACTGTAAACATGTTCGGTAGTTACAATGTTGGTATGGTATGTACAAACCATACGTATGCATCGCAAGATATGTTTGACCCTGATGATAAAATATCTGGCGGACAGGGCTTTATCTATGCTTCAAGTATTGTTGTTGCAATGCGTAAATTAAAACTAAAAGAAGATGAAGATGGCAATAAGATATCACAGGTAAAAGGTATACGTGCCGCTTGTAAGGTTATGAAAACAAGATATGCAAAGCCATTTGAATCAGTGCAAGTTAAGATTCCATATGAAACAGGTATGAATCCTTACAGTGGACTTGTGGATTTAGCAGAAGCCACAGGTTTGTTGACCAAACAGGGCAACAGACTGGCATTTAAAACTGCTGGTGGAGAGGACATACTACAGTTTAGAAAGGCTTGGGAACGCAACGAAGATGGTTGTTTAGACAAGGTAATGCAAGATTTTCATAAACTTGACGAAGCACTAAGTATTCCTGAAGAAGTATCAGTAGAAGAATTAGATGAGCAACCAACTGAATGATAGATTAGCACAGTATGATGTTTTATATATAGAAAAAGTAAAATACTTTTTAGAACAACCAATAAATCAACTTTACCGTGAACTTGTAAAACAAAAACGCAAATACTATGAACCAAACCAACGCATAGTGTTTGTGGATTCAGTGCCTAATATTGATACCAAACCATTTTATAATTATCTTAACCGTATCTTAAAACATCTAGATATTGATGATTGTTTTGTACATATTGAAAAGTACGGCAATGATACTGTGCTCAATCCTACAAATTTTAACATACCAGAAACCATATGTGTAAATCCGTGGATTACTTTAGAAATCAGGCAACAAGGAAATGTTACCCCTTGTTGTGCTTATAGAATACCTGATACACTTGTTGTCGACTGTGATTATCCAAATGTACAAGATGTGTCAATGAAAGATATAGACTACTCTGATCTTAGACAACAGTTTTTAGATGGCGAGCAACCAGCGGGTTGTAATGAGTGTTGGAAAAATGAAAAACACGGTGTGAAAAGTCAACGACAGAATGATGCCTATGTACATAGAGATAAGATTTTTGATATAGATTATAACGATACTAAAACTGGTAAGTTAGTTAGTTTAGATATTAAAATTAACAAAACATGTAATCTTAGTTGTCGAATGTGTACACCAGCTTTAAGTAGCAAATGGGCAAATGAAGTAGCTCGTAATAAAGAATCCTATCCACAGTTTTCATCGTTACCACTGGTCAAGCATGAGTGGACTGATGTTAGCGGTTCAAAGGTGTGGGAAGATCTTGAAGACATCACCGATGACCTATCTTATTTGCTCTTTTCAGGAGGAGAACCTTTACTTGACAAAACACACTCAAGTATGTTAAAATACTTTATAAACAAACAAAGAAGCAGTGATATATCACTACATTATAATACCAATGCTACAGTATTTGCATCAAATTTGATACCATTATGGAGTAGTTTTAAAAAAGTTGAGTTAAGTTTTAGTATAGATAACACAGGAAAAAAGTTTGAATATGAAAGATACGGAGAAAGTTGGAAAACAATAGTAGATACAGTTAAAAAATATAAAAAGGTAAGAGAAGCAGTCATAAACTTAAATGTATGGAGTACAGTAACAACACTTAATATATTAGACACTTATTCACTGTTTCAGTTCTGTAAAGAATATGAACTTCCAGTATCTTTTAATCCGTTGGATAAGCCCAAGCAAATGAACATTTGTTTGTTTAACAAAAAACAAAAGAAGTATATAACGGATAAACTATTAAACATACAAGATGATGAATTTCAAAAGATAATAGGGCCAATTGTGTCATTGATGAATAGTACAACAATATCAACAGATACTACAGACATGGTTGATTATTTAAGTATCACAGATCGAATAAGAAAACAAGACTATAAACAAACATATAAAGAATTAACTGGTATATTATAAGTACACCGAACAAACAAGAATAGGAGACAGAATTGTCATTGGAAATAGCCGCATTGGTTTGGAAAGAAACACGTCAATTCATACACGATACAGATGATATAAAAGATGCAGCCAATCATGTAGTCGAAGCATTAATTGGACAATACAGTGCTGAAGAAATACGGGATACATTCAAGTTTGATGGCGCCATAAAACTAGCAGTTGGCGATTATCTCGGCGAGTATGAAGAAGATGATTTAGAAGAAGATGAACGTGATGAATTACTTGACCAGTATGACGAAGACGGTGAATTTAACTACGATGAGTACTAGCATATGTGGTATAGCAAAGTAACTAACAATCTTGGAGAGATTCCTGGTTTTATTACTCATTATGAACATGAGTTAGAAATAGCCAAGAGTGAATGCAGGGTTGGCGGTCTTGTTGAAAAAAACATAAAAGCATTACCTGGACTAACTGAGCACCGTTTTAATCAACTGCAAGAAATAGAAGCAGTACTTAATTTTTTAAACATACAGTTACGTAAAATAAGACGTAAACACTTTCAAAAATATTTGGAAGGCTATGCCCGTGCATTGAGCAGTCGTGATGCAGAAAAATACGTAGATGGCGAAGATGAAGTCATTGACTTTGAAACACTTATCAACGAAGTTGCACTTCTGCGTAACAAATATCTCGGCATCATGAAAGGCTTGGATACCAAGCAGTGGCAACTTGGACATATTGTTAGATTACGTACTGCTGGAATGGAAGATGTCCAAGTATGACGCCAGATCGTATTAGCATCAAAGGCAAATTTATTTGGTACAACATATGGGTAAAACACGAATTTGATCAAACATACTCACGTCAAGCAAAAAAATACTGGCATCAACTTTTCTTAGAAGATCTATCAGTTGCTAATTTAACGGTTGAAGATCTCAAGTACTATTGTATTATTGTAAATCCAAATTGGGAAGGTCATAATGCACAAGACATTGAACCGTTTAGGCTAATGTTGACTGAACTTGGCTTTCCAATGAAGCAGTTTGGTGTTCTTTTTACTTGTTACGAGAATATAGAGAGTTTACCATATCCTGCTGAGTGTAATACACTTCGACTCGTATACAATGCTCATTGGCATCCAATATTGCTTAAACAAAATATACCTTGGCAAGATCTTAAAATGGATAGAACTTTACTGGTGCTAATGCGGAGGGCAAGCGAAAGCCGTTGTAAATTAGCAAAGAAGATACTTGATAAGTTTGATCAAAAAGACGTAAGAATCACACTCGGCACATTTCCAAAAACTATTCCAGACGAATGGCGAGAGATGGTAAACCCGTATGCTTATCCAATTTATGTTGAAAACGATCAAGCAACTAACGAAGAACAACATAATCCTCAACACAACTTGTTTTATACTGCACCTGTCCAATTAGTTGTAGAAACAAGTAATGAAACTGACAGGTTATCATGGCGCAGTATTTTTATTACAGAAAAAAGTTTCAAAGTATTTGCATGGCATCAATTTCCAATCTGGTATGCAGTGTCTGGCCTAGTAGCAAAAATACGTGACATGGGCTTTGATCTATTTGACGACTTGATTGATCACAGTTACGACAAGGACACTGATCCACTTACAAGAATGGATAGAGTAGTGGCTGAAGCATATAGATTTAGCAATCTTGATACAGTCGCACTACGACAAACACACTGGCAAAGATTAGAATCTAATGCACGACTAGTAGAACAGATAACTAAAACTGCGTACACGGTACAAAAAACAAAGACTGAAAAGTTACAAAATGAACTACTCAAGTTTTGCAAGTGAACAAATTGCATTTGAACATAGCAAAAAACACATACTAGATTTATTTTACCAGTACGATGATTTTATGGAAAGCATCGGGCGTGTTGTTGATCTAGGTTGTAAAAATGAAGCAATGGATTTACAATGGTTTGCTAATGCTACGACTCGAGATGAACAAGCAATTCCTTTGAACATCAAATGTGTAGCTGTTAGCAATATTGATAGACTGCATGTGAAACACAAGAGCATAAGTTTTCAAAAAGGCGCACCTGAACTATTTTCTGCGACAAAGAAAAAATTTGATATACTTTTTTGTCACGACACCTTACAGTTTATATTAGATCCATATAAAGCTCTTGCCAATTGGTGGCACATTGCAAATCAAGATGCTATGTTGGTACTTGCAGTACCGCAGACCACCAATGTAGAGTTTAACACTCTTGAATACAATTTTAAAATCAATCACAAATATCATTATACTGTACCAATGTTGATCTACATGTTGGCAGTCAATGGTTGGGATTGTAACAGTGGATTTTTTAAAAAAGATCAAAATGATCCTTGGATATTTGCAATTGTGTATAGAAGCAACACTGAGCCGATGGATCCTAACACAACTAACCTATATAAATTAGCAGAAGAAACCAATCTACTTCCAGAATCCGCAGTAAGAAGTTTAACAAAATATGAAAGTATACGCCAACAAGATTTACTACTTCCTTGGTTAGATAAAAATTTAATAGACATGAGCCAACAATGATAGAAGATTTTGATTACGACAGAGCAGATTATCCTACAAGCAAAGTTGCAGATGTATTTCCTTTTAAACTGAGTGAAAATTTAGGACACACATGGATTATTGATGTAGATGGTACAATAGCAGAAGTTAACAGACATCCATATGACAATGATAAACTCTTGCCTGGTGTAAAAGAAATGTGGAGAAAAATTCCTGCACAGGATATGATTATAATAATGACTGCTCGTGAAGAATCTGTTAAGGAAAAAACCTTGGCATTCTTAGATAGCCATGGTTTGCGTTATGATCGTGCAGTTTTTGGTGTACATCATGGAGAAAGAATTGTTGTTAACGATAATAAACCAGGTGGATTGCAAACTGCAATTGCATGGAATGTAAAAAGAAACAAAGGTTATAATTAAGTAGGTATATAATGATACACACAGAAATGACTAAAACTCGAGCACAAAAGATGGAACGTATTTTTATACTGGAAGATGAAATCAAGTTTGCAGAAAGTTGTTTACGTCCAAGTGCAACAGGACATATACACACTGCAATCAGTTGGATGAAAATGCGTAAGGAAGAATTAATCAAAGAGGTAAACAATGGTTGAATTACCAAGACGAGTCAACAATAAAACAAATCCAGAAGAAAACAAACCTTACAACGATGCCGAAGGGAAACCATTGGTACAAACCATAGTTTTGGTTACTGGTGGTTTTGATCCACTGCACAGCGGTCACATTTCCTATTTGCAAGCCGCTAAAAGCATGGGAGATTTTTTAATTGTAGGAGTGAATAGTGATGCTTGGTTAAAACGTAAGAAAGGCAGATTCTTCATGCCACTTGACGAACGTGGAGCAATTATCAGTCAACTACTAATTGTAGATAAAGTTGTAGGATTTGAAGATGACTATGATGAAGATGATAGTTGCGTTAAATTTATAAAGGATATGCGTGAATATAATCCTGAGGCAAAAATAGTCTTTGCCAATGGTGGTGATAGGAAACCAGGAACAACACTAGAAGAAAAGGCTGGAATAAAAAATGTTAGCTTTGCATTTGGAGTTGGTGGCACAGATAAAAAGAATTCAAGCAGTTGGATACTCAAAGATTGGGAAGCTCCTCAAGTCGAAAGATCTTGGGGACACTATCGAGAACTTTACAAAGGCAAAGGTTTTGCCGTAAAAGAACTTGTTATAAATCCACACAGCAGTCTAAGCATGCAACGTCACAAAAACAGAAGTGAAACATGGAATCTTGTAAGTGGAACTGCACACATACTAACAAGCAATAGATCTGAACCAAATGATCCTCTACGTCAAGATCTTTCACCTCCTAATCCAGTTGATATTCCTGTGAATGTTTGGCACAAAGGCGTAAATGATAATGACCAACCAGCACATATTATAGAAGTTTGGAAAGGCACTGACCTCACAGAAGATGATATAGAAAGATTTGACTAATGCTAACAGTTTATATAGGTTGGGATAGCAGAGAACCTATTGCGGCAGATGTATGCAAGTATAGCATACTAGAACACGCAAGCATACCAGTTGATATAGTTATGCTGAAACAAAATGATTTACGCAAACGTGGTTTATACTGGAGAGAAGTTGATAAACTTGCAAGTACTGAATTTACTTTCACAAGATTTCTTGTACCAGAACTTAACAATTTTGAAGGCACTGCTATCTTTATGGACAGTGATATGGTGCTTACCACAGATATTTTAGAACTTGTCAATGAGGTTGATCCAACCAAAGCAGTAAGTTGTGTACAACATGACTATACTCCTCCCGAAGGTGTAAAAATGGATGGTCAAAAACAACTTGCATATCCTCGGAAAAACTGGAGTTCAATGGTAGTATGGAATTGTGGTCATAAAGCCAACAGAAAAATCACCAAAGAATTAGTTAACGATCCGGAAATTACTGGTGCATACTTGCACAGATTCAGTTGGTTGTCAGACAAGCATATTGGATCACTTGGGCCTCAGTGGAATTGGTTAGTTGGGTGGTATGTAGAAGGCAGAGACGGTGTACCAAATTTGTTACACTACACAGAAGGCGGCCCATGGTTTTCGAACCATGAAAATTGTGCATATGCTGATGTATGGAATAGATATCATAAAAGTTTTAAAAGTTTTTCGCATAAACGTGATGTAGGAATCGAAGGCATAAAAGTACCAGATGACTTACAAAGCAGCCTTATTTCTCTATTAGAGGTAGCAAAAGATCCTTATAACATCTATAATAAAACAAGTAAAAAACAAGCAATTGAAAGAATTTTAGATGCTTTTGATAAACCAGAGGTAATAGGCGTAGTAGATGCTGGACTTGTTGAGAAGGAGCAAGTGATGAAACCACAAAAAAAAGATGCAATATTGGATAACTTTATCTCAGGAGCAAACGGAGTCTTTGCAGGAAGTAAAAACCTTGACCACATACCAACCAGCACACCTATTGTTGTTCGCGGAATTGCTAAAAAAAGAATAATTAAAAAAGCAGCCGCTGAAGGTAGAGACTGGTACTACATTGATACAGGATATTTTGGCAATGACAAAACAAAGTTATATCATCGATGTGTGAAAAATAGTTTGCAATTTAATATTCCAATTTGGAAAGATTGTCCTGATGATAGATTCAACAGTACAAAGACAAAAATACGCACACATACACCTGGAGAAAATATACTTGTGTGTCCACCAAGTCAAAAAGCTCTGAACTTTTGGAATGTTGATTTGCAAGAATGGCTTGAGTCTACAGTAACAGAAATAAAAAAGTACACAAAACGTCCAATTGTGATTCGTGAAAAACAAAACCGACACATACGCACAAATGAAGATACTATGGAAATGGCCCTATCACGTGACGTGCATTGTCTAGTAACATACAATAGCATAGCCGCAGTTGAAGCACTCATATACGGAAAACCTGTATTTACAATGGGACCAAATGCAGCCTCACCACTTGCAAATCAAGACCTGAGCAAAATAAACAATCCAATGATGCCAACAGTATCTGCAATTAAACAACTTTGTTGTAACCTTGCATATGGTCAGTTTACACCTACAGAGATGCAAAATGGTACTGCTTGGCGTATTCTCAATGAATTTTACAATAGAAAATGACTACCTGGGATTATGATGTAGTTGTCTATTTAGGCTCACTACCAAGAATACAAAATCACAACATCAAAGTGCAAGTCATGCGAGCCTTTGCTGAAGGCGCAAAACGTTGCGGTGTAAAAGTATTAGTTGATGAGAATTTACAGAACAGACAGGTTTACAATAGTCGTCTAGCAGTTATACTCGGATGGGTAGGCATGAGTTACAGTGGACCGCACATTTATTTTCGCGATTCAGTGATTCATCAGCAGGACATTACTGGTGGAAAACTAATGAGCATTGACGGTAGTTGCTTTAAGTTTCATAGCACACACAGCAACATTTGGCTACGTTACAGTCTTGATAATGTATTTTGGAATACTGGTAACTATGCCAATAAGAATAGCACAGATACACACTGGAATATGATCAAGCAAAGTCTTAATTTATCTGATTCTCCCTGGCATAACAGTGGCGAAAACATATTGATATGTTTGCAAAGGGATAATGGATGGAATGCAAAAGGTTTTGATCAAGAGTTATGGCTTAAGAAAACTATTAAATTTATACAAGGTCGTACCGACGAACCAATTAAAGTAAGAGCTCATCCTGGAGATTTAAACAAAGATAGAACCAAAACCAAACACGACTGGAGTTGGGTAAATCAATATCATAATGTTGAATTAATTGATAGTATCAATGTTACATTGCACCAAAGCATGAAAACTGCAAGATGTGCAGTGTTCTACAATAGTTCAAGCAGTGTGTTAAGTGTGCTTAAAGGCATACCTACATTTGTTGCAGAAGAAAGTGCAGTTACTTGGGACGTTGCAAATCACAATCTAAAAACCATCATGCAACCTTTAATGCCCGATCGCACACAATGGTTTTGTGATTTAGCACAAGCACATTGGTCATTGGAACAGAGTCAAAATGGCGACATATATAGACATTTCGAACAGTATCTACCAACCTAGTATACAATCGTTACGGATTCTACCTAGTTCTCTAGCACCCCAACTTTTAAGAAGATCAACTGCACCGTACTGTGTTTCTTTGGTAATACCAGTATCTGTATGTAATTTTTGTTCTACTACTATTACTGGTTGATGATTACGGATAGTTTGCTCGCCGCCTTGTAGTATCTGCATTTCATAACCTTCACAATCAATTTTCATGTAGTCAATTCTATCAAACCATAGACTATCTAGTCTTTGCATTTTTACTTTGCCTGTGCCAATGGTTGTTTTATTAATG